GTGCGGAGGCGCATGGTGATGCTGAAAGAGGGTATCTCTGGGATATCGTCACTCATGACGCCCCCTGCTTCATCCGGGATGCAAACTTTACGACGATGGGGATGATATCGGCATCCTCAGCATACACCTCCAGCACATCGGCATTGTCGAAAAGCTCTTGGATCACGGCATCTGCGATCTTTGCCGGTGGTGCATGAATCACCGATTGGATCACCACCTCCATATCAGTGATAACCCCCGACAAATCACCAATCTCGACGTATCCCTTGTTCGACAGTGTCACCATTGTATGTGCAGCAATGTCGGCTGCCGTCATCGCATTTTTGCCCATCGCTCCAGCATCCTTTCCAGCTTTTCCACGCTGGCGTCGAGGGCCTTTTGCATGGCCTGCATATGACTGACCTTTCGCTCAAGGTCTGCCACCCTATCCTCTAATGAAACCTCAGAACGGGACTTTTCCACCTTCGCCACTTTCGCTGCCCTCGTCATCCTTTTTTATCTCCTGTGCTTTGAGGTATTTGCCGATGGCATCATACCCGGATTTCAGGGCCTGCATCGACAAAAGAGCATCCCAGACCATGCCAGCGCATCGTCTTGCGTTGGCATCAAAGGTCACTAGTTGGGTAGGCCTGCCGTCCGCTGGGCAGTGGATGACCCCGGTGGTGACTATATTGCATGCCTGCTTCCGCTTGATGCGCTCTGCGTCTGTCAAGGGCCTGCCATCCGCAGACTGCCGATGATGTGCCCCGACACACTCCCAGAGGGTCGCATAGGCTTCCAGCTGCACAGCCACTTCTGGATAGATGCCGCTGCCTGTTTTGTAGTCGATTATGGCAGGCATGCCATCCAGCAGGCAGATGAGGTCTGCCGTACCACCGTACCCTTGCTCCTGATCGGTCATGAGACACTCAGTCTCGATGACTTCGATACGATGGCCATGCTCGTCGTGCCATCGCCTGAAGCCTTCAAGCGCGACGGTGGCCTTTTCCCACAAATCAATAGGTTCCTGCTGGCGGTCATGACGCTTTCCAAGAAGATATGCTTCGATGCGATCATGGGCGATAGAACCCACCTTTGCCGAGTCTCCAGATGCCTCTTTTGTAGTCAGTCCCTGACGTCCAACCTTATTGGCCCAGTGTATCAATACCTGATACTTCCAGCCCAGGTTTCCCAGGATTTCTGTGACGCTGGGCAGCTTTTGGCCTGTATTGTCAAAGTATTGACGTTTCATAGGTGCTGCCATCAGTGGATCTGCCCCACTAGCTTAAGTGTCTCCGGTGCGTGCATCTGCACCAGGGCAATGCGATCCTTTTTGGGTCGCCCCTTGCCCCACCTCCACTTGTGCAGGGCCTGCCGGGACACCCCTAGAAGCCGGTGTAGCTTTGGCTCCCGCAAGAGGGCAAGTTCCAAGCCAGCAGGATAAAACTGCCAGATCTGCCCTTCAATCTCATAAAATCCGTACTGGCTCGACACTGTTCCTCCTGATAAAAACCCCTGCCCAATGCCTCCCACCAGGCAGGGGTTGCAGTCTATTTCGTCACATGAATGAAGGCTTTTTGGCCCCAGATGCTACCGGCGCAGAGGTTTTTGCACCGGACGGCTTGAATGATTTGATATCATTGCTGGCCGGGTATCCGTTCTGGCTCTCTTTGTACACCACCTGGGCCAGTGTCTCCTTGCCAATAAGCAGGCTCATGTCCCGTGCACCGTCGAGATCAACGGACTGCAAGAGTACTCGCAACTGCTTTCGCCCGATTTCCTGTGCCACAGGATTCGGGTTCGCCACATTCAAGCCACACAGCACACTGCGTCCACGGTGCTCACCATCCGTCACCCGACATGACACCATCAACCGCTTGCCGGTTCCTGCCTTTGTGGGCTTGACTTCTACCTTGGTGATATTGACAGAATACCACCCATCAGGCAGTGGCTCATAAGATGTGGAAACCTCCACTTCTTTGGTGTCGAAGTCAAGATCAAGATCGAGGTCGCTGTACATTGCTTTTCTCCCTACAGATTGCCGATGGATTTGATCGCATCGGCAGCTTTGCTGAGTTTGTCAGAGAGATCTTTCAGGTGGGCGGATATATCTGCCACCATCCCTCGCACGGATGCCCTGTATGATGCGTCCCCTGCTGCACGATGCAGTGTGGCGATGGCACCATCGTCTTGATCATCCACCGGAGACACTACATCCCGGAGATCTACTTCTTCGGCGTCATAATCCACTGGCCGGAGATAACTGATCCATATGCTTCCTGGTCGCTTTTGGTGGGCTGCTGGGTGACCCTCCACTTCCATACCAATAAGCTGCATGGGCGATTTGACATCCTCATCCGTCACCTCATCCCGGGGCAGGAATCCGGCCACCGGCATCCCATCTTGGTTGATACCAGCCACCCACCAGCATCGGTGTACTGCTGTGCTGCCTGATACTGCATTCGGCACATTTGCCGTGCGTACTGTGAATCGAATCATTCCATCTGACATACAACCTCCATACAGTGAAAAACACTAATGCAATTAGACTTGTGATTGCCTCCTTTCATGGCTGCCCCGCAATCTTGCGGACGATGTGCCCCAGATCCGCAGGCTCATATGCGTCCAGCTTGCCAGACCGATCTTTGCAATCTGCCCTGCTGTCTCCGATGCACTGAAGCCATCGGGTTGTCTCGCCCGTCTCTTTGTCACGGTCCAGGAAAAGGTGGAAGACCTCGTCGAAAAGATATGGAATCCCCTGGGCCAGCTTGGCCCCAGGCATAGAGATCGCCACTGACTGCCGCCCCGTGGACTCATCTTTCTGCCGCTCCGCCTTGCAGGCGAAGTAGACGCCAATGGGTAGATCCCTGAAAGCACGCCCCATCTGCATGCCAACTTCTATCACCTTGCCATATGCGGCCCTGGTGTCTTTCGTAGCTGCCTTCTCGGCAGCTAGCAGCACCTCCGCAATTTCTGAAAAGCTATCGAGGGCCACCCACTCATAATCGTGGGTGCCGGTAGATAGGAGGCGGTATGCCTCTCGGAGGTCATCCACCGTTTTGACCTCCGCCACGTCCGCCTCGATTTTTTTGCCGTGGAGTGAGAGCAGCCCTGCCTCTGCCGACAGAATCAGCGTCTTCCCCGGAAGGGTCGAGATAATGTGTGTCTTCCCCGCACCGGGGAAACCGTAGATACAGAGCTTTGGGCTGGCAGGCCGGATCGCCTGGGCGAGGCTCGTGATGTTGAGGGGCATGAGGCCCTCCCTGTGTGGGTGATGCAATGTAGATAGCGTGCCGGGGTCGGTTTTGTCAACCGGTCAACCAAGTTTTTTTCTTTTTTTTTCTCGCTTGCGCTTTTCCGGGTGACGTGTTATGAGGGGGTGGTTCGAGGGGGTTGATCCCCGGGGAGGTGGGAAATGTCAATTATTTTGAGGCCTTATCAGCGGGAGGCCCTGGATGCAGTGTGGTCGTATTGGTCGAGGGGAGGGATGCACCCACTGATCGTGCTCCCTACCGGCAGCGGAAAATCGGCCGTCTTGGGGGCCCTGGCGTGGCGGATCGCTGATGGGGGCGGGCGAGTGCTGGTGGCGACCCACAGAAAAGAGCTGATAGAGCAAGATGCGGCAGCCATCCTCCGATGCAGGCATGATGGCCGGGGGAGTGTGGGGATCTACTCCGCGTCCCTGTCCCGGCGGGAGGTCCGGCAGATCACTGTGGGGGGGGTGCAGTCGCTCCATCGCCCTGTGAAAACGGGGCGGGGGGATCTGGCACAGCAGGATGTAGTGATCGTCGATGAGGCGCATCTGGTGGCACCAAACCGGGGCACGCAGTATGCGTCGATGATAGGTGCCCTCCGGGAGCAGAATCCTGCCCTGCGGGTAGTGGGACTTACGGCTACGCCGTATCGTCTCGGCCAGGGGATGCTGACTGAAGGCGAGGGGGCGATTTTCACCAGTGTGGTGTATCAAGCAGACATAAGGGGCCTGATCGCCGATGGGTATCTGTCACCCCTGGTGTCTGGATCTGCCACCGCATCTATCGATACATCCCAGGCCCGGACTAGTGCCGGTGATTGGGTGCTGGCCGACCTGGAGATGGCCGCTGATGTGGATGCCATCAACGATGCAGTAGCCAAGGATATTTTCACATCAAATCGACGGCATGTGTTGGTTTTTGGTGTCAGTGTGGCCCATGCAGCAAGGCTGAGGAATGCAATCCGAATGCAAGGCATCTCGTGCGAGACAGTGACCGGGGAGACGCCGCCAGCACAAAGGGCTGCTATTCTGGCCGATTTCAAGGCTGGAAGGCTCCAGTGCATCACGTCATGCGATGTGCTGACAACCGGCTTTGATGCCCCGCTGGTGGATGCAGTGGTGCTTTGTAGGCCAACGCAGTCATGCAGTCTTTATGTGCAGATGGTGGGCAGGGGCAGTCGGATAGCAGATGGGAAGCGGGACTGTCTGGTGCTTGACTATGGCGGCAATATCGCCAGGCATGGGCCTCTTGATATGCTCAAGGCCCCAAAGCCCAAGGCTGAAAGAGGCGGTGGCGAGGCACCATACAAGATCTGCCCA